CGATATACAGTATCTGGAGGAGCAGGGGTACACTGTAGCCGACCCGATCTACGACACGATGCTGGCACACTATGTCATCGACGAGACGAAGCGTACTCATGGGCTGAAGATGTTGAGTTGGGACTATACTGACATGGGTGGGTACGACCGGGGTCTCGGGGAGTGGTTCGAGGCGAACGGTATGAAGTCGGCGAACAGCAAGCGGTTCGAGAGAGTACCCCTCGATCTGCTCTCGAAGTATTGCTGCGGGGATGTGGATGCGACGTTCAGGCTATACGAGCGGTTCGACGAGGAGCATACCGATGCGCAACGTTGGCTACTCGACGAGCTGCTGCATCCTGCGTTACGAGTACTCGTTGCCGCTGAGCGATATGGATTCGGCATCGACCTCAGCTACATGGATCGCCTCGATGCTTCACTCATAGCTCGGATCACTGAGATCGACACGGAGATGAGGCGACTCAAGGCCAGCGCTATAGCGAAGGCGGAGAAGAAGCTATGGAACGTGAAGAACACCAAGCGGATGGCTAAGCTGGTGAATCCAGACAAGGCAAAGCCCACTGCCCCGGTACGATTGAACTTCAAGAGCCCCGAGCAGCTGGCGTTACTACTCTTCAAGGTGATGCGCCTGCCGCGAGAGGTAGCTGACAAGAAGACGAAGCGCACTGCAAAGAAGAAGACTGATACCCCGTCCGTGGACGAGGAGGCTATCAACTATGCCATCGATCACTCGAAGAAGGAGGCCAACATGGACTTCTTGGAGCTACTCCTCGACTGGCGGAAGCTGGATGTACTGTACCGAACGTTCGTCAAGGGATTGCGGGAGAAGATCGATCTCGACGGTAGGTTGCATGGGGAGTTCTGGTTGACGGGCACAGAGACGGGTAGACTGTCTTCCTCGAATCCGAACATGCAGAATATCCCTCGTACTCCCCTGATCAAGAACGAGTTCTGCTCGAAGGACAGGCACGTGATCATGCAGGCGGACTTCTCTCAGGTGGAGTTGCGGGTAGCCGCGATCATGAGCAAGGACATCCGTATGGCTGAGGTCTTCGAGAGTGGCGGCGATATGCATCGAGAGACGGCTGCGGTGGTGTACGCTGTAGAGCCGGAGGAGGTTACGAAAGAGCAGCGGAATCTCGCGAAGAAGGTAAACTTCGGTATCGTGTACGGTCGAGGGGCACAGGCGATAGCTGACGAGACTGGCGTTCCCGTGGAGGAGGCACAGGATTTCATCGATGAGTACTATCGGGTCTACTCCGGCTTGAAGAAGTGGATCAAGGGGCAGCACGACTATGCCCGTAAGCGCGGATACGTCGTGACTCCGTTCGGTAGGAAGAGACGGCTACCCGATGCGAGTAGCTCGGAGTTCAAGAAGCGGAACGAGGCCTACCGTCAGTCGGTGAACACCCCGATCCAGAGCGCAGCGTCTGACCTGTGCGTGTTCTCCATGATCAAGATACACGAATGGCTTACCCTTGAGGAAGACGAGATTGGCGGTATCATGGGGAACGTACACGACTCTATCATCTTGGAGGTACACGAAGATGCAGTGGACAAGGTAGCGGTGAAGGTGAAGTGGATCATGGAGACGTTGCGGTTCGATTGGTTGACGCTACCCATAGTCGCGGACATTGAAGTGGGTAAGCGGTGGGGGAGGTTGAAAGAATGGCAGCCGACCAAGTGATATGTCCGAAGTGGCAAGAGTGCCTACAGGCTCGCTTCAAGCGGGCGAACGCGGATCTCGGTCCGCCGAACTATGGCGAGCCTGTAGACCTGATCGATGTACGAAATGAATTACTCGTGGAATGCGAGACTTGTGAGAAGAAGGGAGGTGAAGACACTGAAGAAGAAGAAAGTAAAGAAGAGAGCCGATCCGAGTCGCCCGACGGTAGAACAGCTCACTGACCTGATCGCGGACAACGCTCCGTACGAGGCGATGCGTAAGAAGCTGAATCACATCGCCAAGAAGTTGGACGTTGACCCGGAAGACCTTGACGACCAGATGGCAGAGCAGCCCAGCCTGTTTGCGTACTGCGCAGCGGGAGCGGCTATCTGGGAGGGGCGAGGCGATGATCTCGAGTTCAGCTACCGGATACTCCGGGCTGAGATGGACGGCAACATCCGCAGGCTGGCTACCAAGGCTGGTGAGAAGCTGACGGAGACTGACATAAAGAGCCGCATCCGATTGGATGAGGACTATCAGGACGCCGAACGAGCAGCGATTGAGGCTCGCAAGGTAGCGGGTATGCTACGGGCTATTGCTAATGCTTGTAGGGATCGGAAGGAGATGCTCCAGAGTATAGGGGCGAACCGTCGGGTGGAGATGGGCGCTACCGATATGCACACCAAGACAGAGAAGGTACGACACACAGTAGAGTCGGGGCAGCATAGCAAGGCGAGGCGGACGCCCAGATCGTAACGAGGACACTAAAGAAAGGGAGGCTATTGTATGGCCAAGAAAAAGAAGGGCAAGAAAAAGAAGGCTCGCGGTGTAGACCTGAAGAAGGTGCGCGAGCAGCACGAACAGACGGCGAAGGAGCGGCAGAGTTACGGGGGAGTGGACTTCTGGAAGGCACCTCCGGATGTCAAGAGTCGTGTACGGGTGATGCCCCCATGGAGCGACGACAACATCCCGTACAAAGAGGCAGCGTATCATTACGGGATAGTGAAGGTTCCCACGAAGGACGGTGGCAAGCGCGACGTGGCGCTCGTCTGCCCGAAGAAGACGTACAACCAGCCCTGCCCGATCTGCGAGACGGCGGAGGAACTGTTCAAGGGCGGGAGTAAGAAGGACAGGGAGCTGGCAAAATCCCTGCTTAGCAGGCGACGGTACTTCTACAATATCGTTGATCGTGCTGACACCGATGCCGGGGTGTTCGTGTACGGCTGCGGAATCACTGTCCATCAGGATATACAGGGTATCATGCTCGACCCGGACTGGGGCGACATCACGGACCCGGATGAGGGATTCGATATCATCGTCGATCGAAAGGGCTCAACACGTGATGATACCAGCTATAAGGTTCGTGCGCGCCGCAACCCGAGTCCCCTTGGTACGACAGAGGAGATGGAGGAGTGGTTGAATAGCCTGTACGATCTGGATGCGCTCGTCGGTCTCGTCGAGTACGATGACCTGAAGCTGGCGCTTGAAGATCCGAAGAAGTACATCAAGAAGATGGAAGAAGAGCGGGAAGAGCAGGGCGATGAAGATGACGAAGCCGGGGACGAGGAAGAGGAAGAAGAAGAAGAAGAAGAAGAAGAAGAGGACGAGGAGGAAGAAGCCGAGGACGAGGATGCGGAGGACGATGACTACGACGATATGAGCCGGAAAGAGCTCATAGCCTACATCAAGGAGAACGACCTCGATATCAAGTGCATCAAGTCCAAGAGCGACGACGATTACCGCGAGGAGATCCGGGAGGCGGAAGCTGAAGAGGAAGATGAGGAAGAAGAGGAAGAAGAGGAGGAGAAGCCAAAGAAGAAACCGAAAGCCGCAAAGAAGTCCAAGAAGAAGGCCAAGAAACCCGTCGAGGATGAGGACGAGGATGATGACGAAAGCCTCACCGACGAGATCGAGAAGACGTTGAAGGAACGTAAGCAGAAGAAGCGCAAGAAAAAGAAGTAGGCACTGAGTGAGGGGTCGGGGCTTCGATGCCTCGGCCTCCACTCTTCTCGTTAGGAGGCAAGTCTATGGCGAAGCGTAAGGCACGGAGTATAGCGAAGAAGGGTAAGAAGGTTGACGCCCTGAGCGTGGTGCGTGGTGTTATTCGCGAGAGGTTGGATAAGGAAGTCGGTCCAGAGTTCGAGCAGGCCGACGTGGGTTATGTACCCTACCCATCAATCGGTATGAATTGGGCGCTCGGTGGAGAAGGAGCACCGCTCGGCAGGCTCACTGAGATATACGGGGCTGAGAGTTCTGGCAAGTCAACGCTCGGTTATCACCTACTCGCTTCGGTGCAGGAACAGGGTGGCATTGGAGCGCTCATAGAAACTGAGGGAGCGTTTGACCGTAAGTATGCTCGTAAGCTGGACGTCGACGTGGACGACCTGCTCATTCGCCAGCCCGACACGATAGAGGAAGTGTTCAAGACAATCCGTATAATCACCGACATCTGGAAGAGTCAGGCGTTAGAAGAGCCATTGGTCGTCGTCTGGGATAGTGTAGCGGCTACCCCGCCGAAGGCTGAATTGGAGGGGGAGTTCGATGACAAGCTGATGGCAGAGGCGGCTCGGGCTATCTCCAAGAGTATGAGGATGATAACCAAGAACATCAAGAACAAGCCAGTCGCGCTGGTCTTTATCAATCAGACTCGCGAGCGGATAGGCGTTACGTTCGGCAGCAAGGTTACAACCTACGGAGGCAAGGCTATCAAGTTCCACGCTACCCACCGCATTAGCTTGCGGACTCTGGAGAAGAGGAAGGACAAGGCGGGCAACATCATGGGCATAAGCGTGGAGGCGAAGGTAGACAAGAACAAGTTGGCGCCACCGTTCCGGAAGGCCACGCTCAACATAGAGTTCGGCATAGGTATAGACACGGTGCGCGAGGTGTTCGAGTTGGCCACCGACGAGACTATCATTCAGCAGAAGGGTTCGTGGTATAACTACGGGAACAACCGTCTCGGTCAGGGGAAGGAAGCGGTCATTGCAGCAATGCGTGAAGACGAAGACCTATTGGCCGATGTCCGCGATGAGGTTATCACGGAGTTCTTGGGAGTGACTGACGTGGAGGCCGAGGACGTTGACGACGAGGAGTGAAGCGCCACGAGGGGTACACGTTGCGCTCTATAGGCTGGACACGTTCGCTTGGATACGGATGCTTGACGAGCGCGCGATCTGGGAGTTGTTCCTTGAGGTAGAGCGCATCCTGCTGGAAGAGGGACGCCGACCTCCTCGGAGTGTGAGCTATTACGTGCTCCCACTCGAGAGGAAGGTGCCGGGGTATGAACTGGAAGCCTTGCATCGGGAGCTACATTATCATTTCTATGGATGTGAGGTGGGGGAAGTGTCGGAACCGCTGAAGAAAGCGTTGGACATACTGATCCCTGAGGAGAAGGAGAACAAGGAGCAGATTCCAAGAGTGAGGTGGCGTGGGTATGAAAGTCGTTTTGTCAGTAAGACCGGAACCACTTCCGGAAGAGGATGTGAGGGTAGGAAGGAAGATATACCTACTCCCAAAGAACGCAAGACGGGTTCGCCGGATGTGGTGGGAGTTCAAAGGAAGCCGAGAAACAAGCGGCACAGGGGTAGGCGACGGAAGGTATGAGATTGCCTGCTGGCCGAAGAACCTTGAGGACGTTGCTCTGCTCCGTAAGATCGTTAGGATTAAGAACAATGGAAGACTGTGGTACAGGGTGGTGAGTGTAGAATGAAGGCGATAGTATTTTCAGATACCCATATACACCCGTTCGCTCAGTGCGCAACGCTCGACGAGAACGGGTACAACGAGCGCTTGCTTGACGGGGTAGAGGCGCTGATGTTAGTGCGGAAGTACGCCGAGGACAATAGCATACGGCTGGCGTTCTTCTGCG